ACCGCTTCAAATAGTTTTACAGGTGATATTACTGGTAATAGTGCAACAGCAACAGCATTAGCTACTGCAAGAACAATCAATGGCGTAAGCTTTGATGGCACAGCAAATATATCTTTTAACTCTGATTCTGTAAGTGAAGGCTCAAGTAATTTATATTTTACAAATGAAAGAGTAGACGATCAGGTTAATTCTTTACTTACAGCAGGAAGTGGTATCAGTCTTACTTATGACGATGCAGCAGGTACATTAACGATTGCAAACACTAACTCTGCTGATATAACTAGCGTTGTTGCAGGTGATGGTCTTACAGGTGGCGGAACTTCAGGTGATGTTACTTTAGCAGTAAGTGTCGATGATGCATCCATAGAAATAAATTCAGATACTTTAAGAGTGAAAGCAAGTGGAATCACAAACTCTATGCTTGCAGGATCAATAGCAAATGACAAACTTGCAGGCTCTATAGCAAACAGTAAGCTTGCAAACTCAAGCGTTACAATTAATTCACAAGCTATATCTTTAGGTGGATCACATACTTTTGATAGCGATGATATTGGTGAGGGTTCTAGCAATTTATATTTCACGAATGCAAGAGCTAGAGGATCATTAAGTATAGGATCGGAAGGATCAGCAAGCGGTAATGGTGCTATTGCTTACAATAGTTCAACAGGTGTATTTACTTATACACCACCTGTTATAAGTGGGTTGTCAGGCGACACAGACGATCTATCAGAAGGATCATCTAATTTGTACTATACAGATGCAAGATCAAATGCTGCTATTGATGCAAGAGTAACAAATACATTTATAAATAATCTATCAGGCGTTGTAGCTGATACTACAACAGCATTAGCTACAGCAAGATCAATAGCATTGTCAGGCGATGTAACTGCTTCAGGTGTAAATTTTGATGGCACAGGTGATATTACCTTGTCGACAACAATAGCTGCAAACAGCGTAGCACTTGGTACAGATACTACAGGAAACTATGTTGCAGGTATATCAGGCACAACAAACGAGATTGAGGTTTCAGGATCAGGAAGTGAGACTGCAAGCGTAACAATTGGCTTGCCAGATAATGTAACTATTGCAGGTAATCTAAATGTAAGTGGTGATCTCACAGTTCAAGGCACGACTACAACAATTGACACCACAAATCTAGAAGTAAAAGATAAAAACATAACCTTAAATTACTCAACAGGTGATTCTTCTGCAAATGCAAATGGAGCAGGTATAACAATTCAAGATGCAGTAGATGCTTCAACAGATGCAACTATTCTTTGGGATGCAACCAATGATGAATTTGATTTTTCACATGGTGCAACTTTTAACACTCATGTTGGAATTGGTACAAGCCCATCAACAAATGCTGTATTGCATTTAAAAGGAGCAGGTGGTACTGAATTACATATGGAATCTGGTGATGGGCAAAGCACTAGTATTATAAAACATAATCAATCGGCTAATACTTTAGAATTCACGCCTAACGCTAATGCAGGTAAGAGATTAGATATAACTGGTACAGGTGTAGATGTTACAGGAACACTTACTGCAACTACATTAGCAGGAACTTTATCAACAGCAGCACAGACAAACATTACAAGTGTTGGAACACTTACAGGTCTTACAGTTTCAGGCGATGCTATTTTTGATACATCAACACTTAAAGTTGATTCATCAAACAATAGGGTTGGTATAGGAACTGCAAGTCCAAGCTTTAAACTTGATTTAGACACAAGTTCAGGTTCTTATCAAAGAATCACAGGGAGCGATCAAGCAAATGTAAGATTAAGATTTACAAATGGAGGTTCAGGTGGTAAATCTTATGAAATTGTTGGTGGTCTTGCAGGTGCAAACAATTCTGCTTTTTCTATTTTTGATGTAGATAATAGTGCAACAAGATTATCTATTGACAGTTCAGGGGATGTAACGATTGGTGGTACTTTAGCAACAACTTTATCAACAGCAGCACAACCAAATATAACAAGTCTTGGAACGCTATCAACTCTTACAGTAGATGATATAACTATTAATGGTTCTACTATTTCTGATGCAGGTGATTTAGATATTGATGTAGGTGGAGATATTATTCTTAATGCTGATGGTGGTGATATTAGATTTAGAGATGGTGGCACAGAGGTTGGAACTATTGTCATGGATGATGGCAGTAATACATTCATTTTCAAATCGGCACAGTCAGATGCAGATATAAAATTTAATGGTAATGATGGCGGTTCAGGAATTACAGCACTTACCCTTGATATGTCAGATGCAGGTGCAGCTACTTTCAATGCAGGTGCAACTTTTGGTGGTGATATTGCTTTATCAACATCTTCTTATCCAAAAATAACATTGAATGATGAAACGGGTGTAGATAGACAATATAGTATCGGCACAAGCAACGAAACATTTATTATTAGAAATGAAACAGGTACAACTGATGTATTAGCTATTACAAATGACAATAAAGTTGGCATAGGAACTGCAAGTCCTGCTGAGATGCTTCATGTTACAGGTGATATTAGGGTTGATACAGATTTAATATTACAACCTACAAAGATTCTTTATCTTGATGGTGGTAATGATACTTATATTAATGAAGTTGCTGCTAATGAAATTGGTTTTAATACAGCAGGAGGGGAGAGAGTTAGGATAGATAGTTCAGGCAATTTATTAGTTTCAAAAACATCTGGAACAAGTGGTAACAAAATCGAAACAGATGGAAGAATATCAGCAGGTGCAGGTTCTTCAGGACAACCTACATTTAATTGTGAAGGCGATACTAATACAGGTATCAATTTACCTGAATCAGATAGAATACAGTTAGTTACTGGTGGCACAGAGGCAATGCGTATTGATGCCTCTCAACGGGTTGGTATAGGAACTACAAGTCCACAAAAAGCTCTTGATATTGCAGGAGCATCAACTGGTGGTGGTGCTGTTATGCGACTTTCAGGAACAGGTAACGCAAGTCAAGGCGATGTTACAGGTGCAATACAGTTCCATAATGCTGATACTACTGATAATACACCCGGAGTTTTTGGTATTATTAGAGGTGTTGCAGGTGCATCTGGTGGAGAAGGTGATATACAAATATTAACTGATATGCCTTCAGAAGGTGCTGATGCTAGTACAGTTGCAATGCATATTAGCTCAACTGCAAAAGTTGGTATAGGAACTACATCTCCTACAGGTAAATTAGAAATAGCAGCAACAGGTACAAATGCAGCACCACACATAAAATTAGTAGAAGATAGTGATACTAGAGAATTTAATATTTATAACGATGGTTCAGGTAATGGTCATTTGGTTTTAGCTGATAGTGATGATGACACCCCAGATACTGAAATTGTTTTAAATGACAATGGCGTTATTACAATGCTTACTGGTAATACAGAAAGGATGCGTATTGATAGTTCAGGCAATGTTGGTATAGGAGAGACTTCACCATTAGGTGTTCTTCATGTTAAAGATGGAGATAGTAGTGCAGGAACTCCTAATGAATCTGCAAATACTTTAGTTCTTGAAGAAGATGATAATTGTGGTTTAACAATATTTAGTGGTAACAATGACAATGGAATGATTGCCTTTGGTGATGCTGATGATGTAGATAGAGGAAGTATAACTTACGACCATAACGCTGATTCTCTTAACTTTACTGTTGCTGCTTCAGAAAGGATGCGAATTGATTCTAATGGCTCAATAGGTATAAACCAAAGCAGTCCATCTTCTACTTACAAATTAGATGTTAATGGCAATATAAGAGTAACAGGTAATGCTCCATCATTTAATTTAAGAGAAGATGATTCATCAAATCAACATTGGCAACTTGGCTCATTTGGTGGAGTATTTGCTGTAAGAAATGTAACAGGGGGTTCATATCCATTACAAATATCAGGTTCTAATGTTGGTATAGGAACAGGAAGTCCTGCTTCTTTATTATCTTTGCAGGGAGATGCAGAATTATTAAGACTAGATGGAACTGCAAACACAACTAGAACAATATTTTTTAGAAATACAACTGCTGCAAATCCTGCACAAATACATTCTGATGGCTCTTTAAAACTTCGTGCAGAAGATTCAGGAACACACATGGAATTTCATACTGTTGATACAGAAAGGATGCGTATTAATTCAGATGGAGATATTTTATTTGGAGTAACCTCATTAAGCACAACAGGAGCTTATTTTGAATCTGCATCAAATAGTAGAATGGTGTTAAGTTTAGGCACATCCACTACTTCATCTTCAACTCTTGCAGCATTTAAAAATTCAAATGGAACTGTAGGCTCTATAGCTGTAAGTGGCTCATCTACAGCTTTTAATACATCTTCAGACGCAAGACTTAAAGAAGTTACAGGCTCTGCAAGAGGTTTAGATGTAATCAATAATCTTAATCCTGTAGCATATAATTGGAAAGCTGATGGTAAAGCAGATGAAGGATTGATAGCTCAAGAGGTGTTAGATGTAGTACCAAACGCTGTATCAGGCTCAGAAGAAGATATGTACCAAATGGATTACAGTAAGTTGGTAACACATCTTGTCAAAGCTGTACAAGAACAACAAGAACAAATAGAAACACTAAAAAGTGAAATTGCAAATTTAAAGGAGAAATAATATGGAATGGAATTGCAAAACAATTGATGTGTATACACATGAACATAATGGACATGAAGGCGTGATCTGGAATGTACATTGGCGAGTTTCTAAAGGTGAAGGAGATTTTTCTGCATCATCTTATGGCACGCAATCTTTAAACACAGAAGAGCTTGAAAACTTTACACCATTAGCAGATGTTACAGAAGCTATAGTACAAGGTTGGGTTGAAGCTGCTATGGGTGAAGAAGGAGTTGCCGATTTAGAAAGCAACTTGGATTCTCAAATTGAACAATTAGAAAATCCAACAACTAAAACAATTACTTTAGGAGAGTAAGTATGAGTGAAGAAAACACTAAAAATGAAAATCCTGTAATTATTAATTTCAATAACAGGGAATATAAAGCAGAAGATTTAACACCTGAACAGCTTGAGTTAGCAGGTTTGCTAAATGTAGTTGGTCGAGAGATTGCAGGTCTGCAAGCTTATTATGATAAGTGGGTTACAACCAACGATCATAAGAAAAGACTAATAGAAGCTTTTAGTTCTACTCTTGAAACCGAAGAAGAGGAGCAAGAGGAAGAATAATGGCTCGAAAGACCGCTAATGATGTTGCTGCTGATTTACGAGTACATGAGAAAATGTGCGAGGAAAGATGGAAAACTATTTACAAAAAAACCGATGCTTTGCAAGGCTCAGTTGATTATGTAAAGTTTTGGCTGATTGGTGGTCTTACAACAATTGTAGCTTCTTTGGTTACATTAATAATCAAAACATCAATGTAAAATGATTGAAAAATTAATTGATCCGATTAGCAATATTCTGGATAAATTTGTTGCTGATAAAGATTTAAAAGCAAAACTGCAACATGAGTTAGATCAAGAGCTGCATAAAGCCAATATGGCTCAAGTTGAGATTAATAAGATTGAAGCAAGTCATAGATCAATATTTGTTGCAGGTTGGCGACCTTTTTTAGGTTGGAGTTTATCTTTTGCTATGGCTTGGCATTATGTATTAGCACCATTGATTTTATTTATTGCAGGTTTCTTTGGTTATCAATTACCACAACTTCCTGAATTTGATATGGCTTCTTTGATGACTGTATTGATGGGAATGTTGGGATTAGGTGGTCTTAGAACAGTAGAGAAAATAAATGGCGTTGCTAAGTAATGGATAAACAAATCATTAAAGATCGCTTAATAGATTTTGAAGCTATGGTGCTTCAACCTTATAAATGTGCGAGTGGATTCCTTAGCTTGGGTGTAGGAAGAAATTTAGATGCCAATGGTATTAGCGAGGATGAAGCACTATATCTTTTGAACAATGATATTGAAGCGGTTATAGAAAAATTAGATAAGCATTGGAAGGTTTGGCGTAGCTTTCCAATAGCAGCACAATATGTTTGCATTGATCTTGTATTTAATATGGGTATCAATGCTTGGATGTCATTTAGAAAAACAAGAGCATATATGGAGCTAGGACAATGGGAAGAAGCAAGTAAAGAATTGCTAAATTCTAAATACGCAAGTCAGGTGGGAAGAAGAGCATTATTTAATAGTGAGGAGCTTGCCAAATGTCAAAGTCAAGCGAACAGCACCAAAGCAATTCAAGACTAGGAGCATTAGGCGAATCTTTAGTGCAAACATTTTTGCTAGAGTATTGCGACTGGTGTTATACAACGCAAGACAAACATCCTGCCGATTTACTCGTTGAGTTAGGATCAGCTAAATATACAGTACAAGTTAAAACACGAAAGGAGACAAAAGAAGGCAAATATGTTTTTGCACATGAACCATCAAGAGCAAAGTCTGAAGTATATCGGCATTACCATTGCGATATTTACGCTTTTGTATTTGTTGGTGCTAGAGGGAAGCGTATCAAGTTCCAACCAAATAACACTACGCAGAATTACTTTACCTTTACAAATAAACAGATTACAGACACCTTAGAGATAGATTCCCTACAAGAAACCTTAGAAGCATTAAGTTCAGTACCTAAAATAAATAAGTTATAAAGTTGTTGATATATTTATATATTTGTATATACTTAGTATATGTTTAACAAAAAAGGAGTAGAAAACATGAAAGGATTACTTAAAGGAAAAGCACTTAAACATCGAGACCAATGGCATAGCGATATAGACAATGCTATTGCAGAATTTGAAGGTGCAACACAAAAACTTAAATTAATTAAGCAAGAGGCATTAAGCATGGGCGTAGATTCTTGGACTGTTGTTGAAGCACTTAATAATTTTAATTTTTATGAATTAAAAGATACTGTTAGAAGTCTTGATCCTGTATATAACAATCTAGGCACAGTTTTAGATAGAGAATATTTTGAAGAAGAGGAGGTGGCGTAAATGAGATATCCAAAATCACCAAAATATTATGCTGATAGGGTTGAATCTCTTAAGTTAAAACTAGCTGATATTGAAGAACATATCTTTAATGAAGATTGGAATTTTAGTAGTGTTGAATTTCAACAAATAAGAAATAAGTTAGAACGACTTGAATATGCACTTTGGTCGCACAATAAATAGGAGGGTAAGTAAATGGAAACAACATTTAACTATTGGATTATGCAAGAGCCTAAGAAAAATGCTCATAGGCAAGACTTTAAAATGATTGCTAGGTATAGAGATTATGATGAAGCTAAGATCAGAATGTTGCGTGAACTTGCAAAAGGTAAGCGTAGCTACATCAAGTCTGTAAAGCTACAGGGAAGGGGAATATGAAAATATATATTTGTGATGATGATAATGCAGAAGTAACTTGGGTTATTAAATCTAAGCATCGTAAGGCATTTTTAAAGACACATGATTGGTTAAGTCCATTAGATTTACGACCTTTTGAAGTTAATAATCTGCACCAAATCTGCATTGCTATTATGCAAGGGTCTGGTAACTATAGTGGCGACATATATGATCCTAAAATTACAAGAGCAGATATTCATGGTCGGTAAACTTACTAGAGACGATATAGCTACTGCATCTATAGCACCTTACATATTCAATGAGTATAAGTATGGATCAAGGAATGAAGCACTTAAAAGGTGCATAGATGCAAAGCATGGTAAGCAAACTAGATATGAACAAACTAATATACAGAGAACAGGTGATGTGTTAGAGCCTGTTCTCATTACTGAGGGTTGCGAAAGATTAGGTATGACTGATATCCAAACTAATATAAGTGTAGTTGCTAAACACCCTTATTTATTATTTGAAGCATCATTAGATGGGTTGGCTCATGCAGATAATCTAGTAATCAAAGAGGATGTAAGCAGAGGTATATATTTACCAGATGCAACAGAGGTGAAGCTAGATGGACAAGGCGTGGTTGAGTGTAAATGTACAAGAGACTATGCAGAAGATACACCTGCTTTATGGCGTGGTGTATTACAGATGCAGGCACAGATGGAATGTGCGGGCGTTGATTGGGGATTATTGGTAGTGCTATACCAATCAACCGATTTCCGCCTGTTTGTCTATAAGCGTGATTCTGCTTTTGCAGACAAGCTTAGAGTAGCAGTAGAGGATTGGAATAGAAGAGTAAAAGAAGAGGATTACTTTCCCTTCGAACTACTTGATGAAAAGCGGAATGATGGCGTGCTGGTGCATCCAGAAGCTACAGAAGATGAAGTGGTTGATCTTGACAAGCTGTATGAAGATCACGCAAGGCAAATTATGTTATGCGATGAAACTATCAAGAACGCAAAGGCGAGCAAACAGAACGCAATGGCGAGGTTGATGGAAGCAATGGGTAATCATAGCAAGGCTAGGGTTGGTGAGTTTAGTATCAATTGGGGTATGACACATTACAAAGCTAAAGAGGAAAAGGTTATACCTGCTAAAGAAGCTTACAGCGTTAGAAGGAAAACTTTAAACATCAAGAGGGTATCAGAATAAATCAAATGGGGGAGTTGATGTTGGAGAGTTTTCTGATACCCAACTTTGATTATATAGGAAAAGTAAGATGAAAGAGATATTGACAATCATTTTATTAGCGATCTTTAGCACGCTAGGAGTTGCAATTATGTCTTGCATTATTTATATGTTAAACAGGGATGATGATTGAATAATATGAATATATTAATGTATGATGCATTAACAGTTTATGAAAACTAACTTTACAGATTTTATTGATGAGGAAGCTATGGAGAAAATAGGCAAGGAAGCAGTTTGGGTTTACAAAGATGTACACAAAGAACTCAAGGTATTATCAGCACAAACAGGGAAACCAATGGGGCAACTTGCAGAATACTTTTTAAAAGTTGGTATAAATTCTGTAAAGCACGATCTGGTAAATATTGATTTTGATGTAGAAAGCTTATGACACAGTTTAATGAAGCAGTAGCAAAAGCTAGACTAAGATTAGAGGAAGAAAAAAAGGCAAAACAGATTACAGCTATGGGTTGGTCTAGAGATTTACAGGATGAAACTTTGGTGCATGAATTTACTAATTTTGCTAATGGCACTAGCATAGTTAGGACAACAAGGATTGTAGATGGTAAACGCTAGAGCCAAAGGAGCAGCTTTCGAGAGAGAATGTGCAAACAAGATTAATGCGATGCTTGAGACAACACATTTAGACGATAGAGTTAGTAGAAACCTCAATCAGTATCAAGAAAAGAATCAACCAGATTTAAAATTACGCTACATTTATTTTGAATGTAAAAACTATGCAAGAAATAGTAACAATTGGTATAAAGACAAATGGTGGCGACAAATTTGTGAAGCAGCAGGAGATGACAATACACCTGTTCTAATTTTTAAGTTTAACCACTTACCTATTAGAGTAGCGTTCCTAAGTATGATTAACTCAAATATAAGCGATAGTGAGTATCATCATCCTGTTGCCTTCACATCTTTTGAGGAGTTTCTAGATATTCTTAAATATGAAGTGCAATCATGGAAGAAATAATTAATTATGATGCTGCTTTTGATAAATACTGTTGGGAAGAATATTGTAAGATAAAAAGAGGAGCTGAGTTTTTTGGATTAGTCATAGAGGATTTTGGGAGTTGGAAGGAAAGCAATTCTGCTTACCTAATAGCTGAATATGAAATATTAACTGCTAATAAAGTAGTTCATTAAAAAGGAGAGTTAAGTATGGAAATACTACAAGAATCAGATAATTCAATTTATCTAAAGTTTATCAGTAGGGATAAACAATTTAAGCTTGCAGATCAGGAATGTAAGTTTAAATACATGCAACTTGATCTTGATACATTACAAACAGGTTGGGGGCGTTATAACGATGGCTACGAGTGGAGCTTTTGCGACACAGTAGGATCATTAGGTAAAAAGCCAGATGGTGATGGTTGGAAACCTGCTTTTTCAATCTGGGTTATGGTTGATGGTGTAGAGGATAGACCTCTACTTTGGCAAAGACCAACAGCTAATGAATTTGAAACTATTAAAGAAATGCTAAGAGCCTGTAAACAATGGACGGAGCAAAAACCTAATTTACCAACTTTTAGATTATTAGAACCAAAAGTAATGCAGGGTAAGTTCGGTGAATTCAATAGAGCGTCTTTCGAGTTTGTAGATTGGAAACCAAGAAAAGATACGTTTGTTATTCCTACGTTTGATGCACCTAATGATGATGATTGGATTAGTCCAAATGCAGGTCTAAGTGATAAGGTTGATGAACAAGTTGCTAAGAGTGGTGATTTAACAGAAGATGATTTGCCTTTCTAGATCATGCAAGATAAGTGGGTTAATGTAGCACCACAAATTGCTTTAGAGGTCTTAGGAGAACCGAAAACTAAAACAGATAAAGAATGGCGGTGGGGATCAAAAGGAAGCTTTGTATTTAATATACAAGCAGGTACTTTCTTTGACTTTGAGAATGACGAAGGTGGAGGTGTTGCTTGGTTATTAG